GCAATAGCAAAAGCACCATCAGCAACAATCTTGGCCATCCCTGTACCAAGTTCTTCTAAAACCTGTGCTTCAGGTAAATTAGTATTTGGTGTCCTGATTATATAAGTAGCATCACTTGGAGCTGCGTGGCTTGTAATATCGATAAACGATAGAATACCGGTGCCGTTTGTTGCTAGTACCTGCCCGTCAGTTCCATCCTGCAGCGGTAATCTCCAGATGGTATTCTGGGTTAAATTACCAGCAGTAAAGCCGACATAATAATCATTAGAAAGATTACTCCACTTTAGCCTATTAGTAATAATATCTTCAGTATTAGTGATATTGGCAGAGTTAATGCCGTTTGCGTATATTGTGTAAAGCTCAGCAGTACCGCCGGTAATAATAGGAGACAAAATACTTTCAAAACTGGCTTCTTTTGCATATAAATAGTTAATTGGAGTAAGTCCTTCACCTCTATTAGCTAGTGCTATAAAAGCTGCCTTTTCCCTATCAAAACCCGGATTAAAATTATTAGCCATTACTTTAGAACTTAATTTGGTGCAATGATTCTAAACGCTCTTGGGCATCCATATTACTAACACTCTGACCGGCAAAATCAGGTAAAACAGGGGGTATATCATCACTTGTAAAGTTGATATTTTCTAAAATAGCAGGAGAACTATTACCAGTTGCCTCAGGGCCTTGCGGCGTCTCTATCCCAAATGGGCGAGGATTCTGCAGGGCTTTTGGATCACCTTTTATTTGTGGTGGCCTATTCTGCTCATTTGGCTCATCAACAAAAGGACGTCCGACTATTGCTCCCGTCCAGACTAACTGATTACCCCTCCATTCATATTGCTTAACTAGATCAGACCTGCTAAAAGGAAAACCTGAATAATCGCAAGTTCCAATAGGTTCAATTACGTCCTTTCTAACGTAATCTCCCATTTGCGTATTTACAGGGATAACTTTTAAGCTAGTCACTATATACCTCCAGCTTAAGCGGGACTTCCGTCGTATTATTAATTACTGCCGGACTCAGCGTTTCCTGATATCTCATTTTTAAACCTTCTTCTTTTTCAGGGGCGTATTGTGCTGCTAGCATGCTTGCTAACCCATATATTAGAGGAGTATAAAAATATGCCGGAATATCAATGCCTTGCGTGTAATTCTCTAGCGTTTCTATACTGCTTTGACCGCTATACATTATTAAATTATACATGAGAGCAGCAGTCTGCCATATATACAAGGATGGAGTCCGCTGGTAATCAACGTAGTAAATGGTAGGTCTACCGATTTGCGATTTATTGGGATAGGTGAGATATTCATATCTGGATACCTCGCTCATGGTAGTATCCTGGCTTATACTATTAAAATAAAGTTCTTCAATATCGAGTGTGTATCCTCCTGTTTCTCTAATTCTATATGCCCTTGCGTAAATTGGATCAGATATATAAAACCATGAAATTACATGTGCTTGATATGGATATAATGGAGGAGGAGTAAAAACAGTAAACCAATTTATCGTATCTTGTGATGCTTCTAAAACTAAGCTATATGGACGATTAGAAACATAACTTTGAATGCCGATAATGCTGATTTGCTTTGTTACCCCTAAACCGTAATCATAAGAAATATTGCCGTTTTGAGCATTTTGTATGCATCTTGTTGCTGGATTGCCGTCAAAAGCATAAGCAGCAATTCCTCCGCCGTTTCCATCATAAGTATCTCCTGTATTTGATTGTGGTGTTCCATTTAATTGTCTTGCATTGCCTCTCAAGAATACCTGAAATATTTTAGTAATATTGCTCGGCAAAAGGTAGGATGCTTGTCCCGGAGTTAAAAAAACAGGATTTAACTTTAGTGTCCATAAGTTAACATTGGAGTTAGTCCAATCGCTTAAGATAAAATTGATAATATTAAGTGCTGAATTATATTGCTCGGCAGTTACCATGCTTAGAGGCATGCCGATTAACTCATAAGCCTTTCTGATAATCAGCTCTCCTTTTATGCTATTAAAACTATAACCTCCGCTAGTTGCCGGCATTTTATCTTCCTCTTTAACTTACAATTGTAGGAATTGGGCTTTAAGAACCGAGTTATTAGCATTTGGGCCAATTTTAATGAGTAAATTGGAAGCTAAAGAATTATACTGTATTAATGCAGATGCCGTAGCAGCAGCGGTCGGAGCTGCAAAATTACCATTAGCGGCGGCAGTTAAATCATCGTATTTCCCTAGGCCTAAGTTATTTTTTAGTGATAAAAATACCTGATAAGTAGCAGGATTAGCCGTTGCTGCTACCATATTTAAAGCATAGCTTATAGAAGAAGTATTAAGCTTAGCCGTATTTAACAGGATCATTGGGAAATATCCAAGTGCTGCAACACCGACTTGAATAGTAGAACCTGTAGTACCGCTTGGAATTATCTGTATCAGCGTATCAAAGCAGTTGACGCTTGTAACTGTATTTGCATTTGGCCCGGTTAAGGTTTCACTAATAAAAACCCCATTCTGATAACCGGTAATAAGAAAATTAATACCGGAAAGATTGGCAGCTGAATTAAGCGTAACTCTTGGAACAATGTTAAAATCATCAACAAAATTAACTGTTCTTGTGATTTTATTAACATAAGAACCATTTAACAGCAGTGGAATATTTGCAGTTAGTGTTTGGAAAAGCGATATGCCATTGACAACCGGAGTAGGCCAATTATATTCATAGAATTGGGACATAATAATTTCCTAATTTTTAAGTTCTTTTACAAAACAGGAAGCACTTAAGCTTTAATTTTAAGTGCTTCTTTTTTTTATCAAGCTGTTGATCCTTGTGCGCCGATTACCCCAAGAGGAGTAAACATGCCAAAAGAATAACGACCTGATGCAAGCACTGACATGGTTTCAGTTACAGGATCAGTTGTTACGTTAACTTTAAGTGGACGTCTTACAAAATGCTTACGAGTTCCCTTAACGTTAGTTAATCCAAACCAGTTGCTAGGATTTGTTAAGAAATGGCTTACTTCATAACCTTGCGGAATAGCCTTCATGTTATAAAGTGCATTTATGTCGTTATTAGCTGTTCCTGTTCTAAATACAGATTCAAGTAACCTACAACCTGAGAACATTAAGTCTTGTGGAAGTAACAATCTCTCAATTTGAGCATTAATTAGCAGTCCTGCCTGATCTTTCATTTTACCAGCAAGAATTACCGCCTGTTCAACGCCTGCTTCACTAAAGTCGACATTAACATTAATGCCATTATATGCCCCGACGCGGTTAGAATAAACACCGCCATCGTAAGGTTGAGAACCGGAGCAAAGAGGTTGTCCGTTACTTTGCACTGCTGCTACGTTAAACGCCTGGTTAAAAGGATTCATTGCTACTACTTCTCTGGTTTGTTCATAAGAAGTAGTAAGCGATTTAGTACCATTAAAGAACTGATCGGCATAAAGATCATCTTCCATGGCAATATTGGTAATCTGAAAACCGAGGGCAAATTCCCGGTGGACAAATTCATAAATAAACCGCTCAGCCATGCTATCCATTTTAATAGGAGCACCTTGAGTTTTCTCAAGAGCGTAACCAGTTCCTCTAATATCAACCATCCTTTCGGTATGTTTGACAGAATTAGCCTGTTCATAGATTTTGGTATATTCCCCTTTAAACCGATCATACTGAGATTTTACCTCATAAAGACCCGGCCAAAGCAGACTTGGAATATCACCAGTTGTTATAATAGACATAATTAATTACCTTTATTTTTAGTTTTACTTTTCTTTACTGATCCTGCCTTAACAGGTGTTTTCTTCTTCTCTTTCGGTAGATATAATCCCTCCTTTAAAAGAGACGGCATATTGCCGCTTGTTATTATGGACATAACCTTATACTCCTATGCTCCTGCTGTTGGGCCTGCTACGCCGCTTGATCCATACATATGCTTGTTAAACTTAACTAGTAAGTTAGTAAACGGCATATTTACCCCAGGGACTAATCCTGCAGGATTGCTATTTCCGGTAATTACCGGATCAATGCCAATAATTTTTACATCCAAAGTAATGGTATTTGCGATTGTTGAACCATCAAGATAGTAAACAGAGCCGTATATATTACTACCGGTGCGTGGATTTTGACCACCTGCGATAGCAGTAGCATCCGTGAAGGTTATTCCTGCCACTGATAAACTGGCATTAAGACCAAGACCGGTTGCTAAAAAAGTAATTCCTGTTGCAGCTGCTAGAGAACTTGATACCTGCACTCTAAATACTGCCATTGGATCATCATTAACATATGCAATAATAGGTGTGCCGGCTTTAACCGCTCTACCACCGGGCCAGTAATCAGATTCAACAAGTATGCCGGTATTTGCATCAGTATAAGCACAACTTATAAACACCCCAAGGAAAGCATCACCAGCTGCCGTTGCAACAGCTTGCACTGCTGTTCCATCTGTTG